CCTTGTAGCCAAGGGTGTATCTCGTAAGCGTGCGAAAGAGAGCGCCAGACTATATCTGCCATATGGTATTCAGTTGACGGCTGATGTAATGTTTAACTTCCGTTCATTTGCTCATTTCCTTGGTTTGAGATATTCTACTCATGCCCAGGTAGAGATAAGGGATATTGCGAGACAAATGCTTGAGCAGGTAATTGCGATTGAAGGAAATCCATTCCAACATACGCTTAAAGCGTTTAATTTGGTTGATGAAAGTGGAAAGATTAGAGAAGCTTTTGAATGAGCCTAATATTTAACGGATATGGCATTCAATTATAGAACCGGTCCGAATAACGCTGCGGAATATCAAGCAAGTGGTTTACCTTATGTAACTCAATCTGTAGCTACCACTTCCCCATTTAATATTCAATTTCCATTTGTAACTAATGAACTAACGGTAAAAAATAATACTGCCGGTATTTTAAGAGTTGGCTTTACGGAAAACGGTGTTAATGGCACCAATTATTTTACATTGCCGGTAAGCGGTTCTTACAATGGCAGATTGCGTGTAACTGATATCTTCATTCGTTCTGAAGCAGGAACTGTAAAATATGAAGTCGTTGCTGGACTTACTGGTATTCCAAGACAAGAATTCTATATTCTTACTGGTGCTCTTAATGTATTCAGCGGCTCCGAAGCACAAATCCTTCAATATGGGCTCAAGGGGCTCGGATATTTGGGGATCGGTTAGTCAAAACGCCCCCTCTGATATATAACGTTATTAAAAAGGCAGGATTAAACTCCTGTCTTTTTTCTTTTGCGTATATAAAATGATATTCGCATATGTTAAGCTTCTTTCTAATCAACAGAGGAAGAAATGGGAAAATATAAAGAATTAGCGGAACAAATTGGCAATCTTGTAGAAGAAAAGAATGCGGCTTATGGAAATTCATTTGATCAAGCAGGAGAGTTCCTAAGACTACTATATCCAAACGGCATCCCTCCAGAAGCATATGGCGATATGTTATGTGTAGTTCGTATCTTCGATAAGCTTAAGCGTATTGCTACGAATAAGGATGCTTTTGGTGAAAGCCCTTATGGAGATATTATCGGATATGGATTGTTAGGTTTACACAAAGATAAGCTTGCTGGAAAGAAAACGCCAGAGCAACAAGTTATTCCCCCTGTAGCGCCTCTTCCAAAGCTTGTTGAGACTAAGCCCGTAGAGCAACCGGCTCCTGTGCTTCCGGTTACCCCAGCGCCTCTATCGGGCGTGCAGAAGGCAATAGAGCACGTAGGAACAAAGAAGGAAGTGTTGCCAGCATCTCCACCCCCGCCTCCACCTGTTTCTGCGCCAGTAGCTCCACCATCTGTGGCAGAAACGGAACAAAGTTCCCAAAAAAAAGGAGAGGACGCCCCAGTAAAAAAGCCTAATTGTGCGCTCTGTGGGTTGTTGGTAGAAGGCACAATTCCGGAAGAAGAGCTAAAAGCCGGTAAGACTATTGTTCACAATGATTGCTATAGCAAGTATTTGAGAGAACAAAAGGCAAAGGCAAATACTTGATATGGAAACGTTTTTAATAGTTGCCAGCTACTTTATAGTTTTTAGTCTGGGTTATATTATATCAAGAATGAATATGCCTGCCCCTATTGCAGTTACGGTTCATAATCCTATAACTCAAACGCCTGTAGTTCAAACTATTAGTCCATCTCCAGTTGCAGAAAAGCCAGTTAGTTTTTTAAGTAGAACAGCAGAGCAAAAGCCTATATATGGAGGCATTCGTAAGATTGAAATTGATGATAGCAAGTTTATAACAGAAGTCAAAACTGATAGTCTTGAGAAGAAATTTGATGATCTCGGTAATACGACAATAGCAAAAGATGAAAGCTTAAGTGCCAATGTCAATAAACTTGCTTCATTAAAAAAGTCTAAAGAGGACTAAATCGTGGGATTTAAAATATTATCAACAGAAGAGTTGGAAATAATGCAGGGCAAAAAGACAAAAGAAAAAAGGAATAAGAATATGACGAAATTAGGAAAGGGTTTGGACGTTGGCACATCATTTGTTGTGTTGGCTTCTGAACAAGAAGAAGGTTCGGTAGAATATAAAGATTTTCGTGATGCATTCTATGTAATCAAGCCAGCAACCCCAATCGCTACAAAGATGATTGAAAAGGGTCTTGCTGGGAAGATTTTCGTTAAGGATGCTGATGGTTCATTTGTTATTCTTGGTAAGGACGCTATTGAAAAGGCTGTAGAACGTAACGATAGTGCCAAGCGTCCCATGTATAAGGGTGTTGTATCTTCTAAAGAGAAGGATGCTCGCAGGGTTCTATCCTATATTCTCAAGGAAGTAGCTGGTAAGCCTTCTGAACCCGGTGAAAAGATTGTATTCTGTATTCCTGCTCAACCTATTGATCAGGAAGATGACGAGTTTGACGTTGGATACCACGAAGACGTTGTTAAGAAGGTTCTAACTGATATCGGATACGCTCCAAAAGCTATTAACGAGGCAGAAGCCCTTTGTTATTCAGAGCTTGAGAAGGACGATTATACCGGCGTATGCTTATCATGGGGCGCTGGCATGGTTAACGTCTGCGTAATGCTTAATGGTGAACCTGTATTGACTTTCTCTACCACAAAGAGCGGCGATTGGATTGATCGTATGTCTGCTGTAGCTACTGGTCAAACTGATAGCGTAGTTCAAGCTGAAAAGGAAGGTGGAGAATTTACAATCGGCAAGCCAAATGAAAATCAAGTTCTTGCTGCTGTATCTTCTTACTATGAGCGGCTTATTGATTATACCACCAAGCAACTTGCCGCTGCCCTATCTGATCATAAGGATCTTCCTAAATTCAAAGACCCTCTACCTGTAGTAGTAGGCGGCGGAACTACCCAGGCTAAGGGTTTCGTTCGTATGTTTGCTCAAAAGCTTGAAGATAATGAATTCCCAGTTCCTCTCAAGGAAGTAAGACACGCCTCCGATCCGTTGCACGCCGTCGCACGTGGTTGCCTTATTGCTGCTCAAATAATGTGATAATATCAGATACGGTTAATATTTAACCATATGTTGTCCGAAACAGAACATCTGGTTTATTTCTACAAAGCCAAGATCAATAGAGTAATTGACGGAGATACTGTTGATATTCTAATTGATCTTGGCTTTGGTCTTTTAAAAAGTGTTCATGCTCGTCTTTGGGGAATTAATGCTCCAGAGATATCACGTCCAAAAGATGAAGAAGAATTGTTTCGTGGTTTACAGACAAAAGCTCGTTTAGAAGATTGGTTCAAAGATAATGCACCTACAGGTGATATTATTATTCGTAGTCATAATGGCAAAGAACTTAAACAAGAAAAATATGGTAGATGGTTGGTAGAAATATATCCGGTAGGATTTACAAAAGAAACTGTATCTCTCAATGACACACTTGTTAAAGAAAATCTTGCCGTTGAATATATGCGTTGAAAAGAGGCAAATAATGTTTGAAGAATATGATCCCATCCCTGGAATGGTTTTAATCTTCTGTTGTTTTTTCTTATACGTTTTGGGTTACATTCCCTAAACTTCTTCTTAAAGGAATGGTTATGTCTGAAGAAACAACAACAACTGAAACTAACAGAACGCTTTATAAAGTTGATGATAACATCATCGGCATGGTAAGAGAGCTGGTTCAGCTTTCTCTGCTTACTGGAACCAACATCATTGATCATTTACGTTCAATAGTTGTAGAGGTTCATCCAGAGGACAAGAGATATCTTACTCTCTGTCCAGAATACGTTGAGAGCTACAACAAGATGGTTGAAGGTCTTAACAAGCAAGCAGAGACGCAAATGCAAGAGAATGAACAAAAGCTTGCTGATACGGAGCCGACCCCTCCTTCGTTACTTGATTGAAAAAATAGTTTATCCTTCTTCCTCCAAAGACTGAAACCCCGGAAAGCCCCAGATTTCCGGGGTTTTTTATTGGTTTAAATTCTAACTTAAGTCTGCTATATTTAACAATATGAATAACTACACGATTATCTACTCGTTCAATGGCACGGTGGTTTGGGAAACGATTAGGGCAGCATCCGTTGCAGATGCACGCCGACGTTTTAGGGCGCAAAATCATAATTTCTTGACGGTCCTTGACATTTTCGCAGCCTGATTAATTTACCGTTTTAAGGAGAATTGAATATGGTTGGCGATCTTGAAAAGCTTTTGAACAAGGGCGATAAGCTCAATATGAATGTTTTGGGCAAGCCTTATGAAGTCGAGGTGCGTGAAATTGACGTTACTGAATATGAGCGTCGGTATCTAATCGCTTTCTCTGATAAGCCTGGCGATACGAAGTGGATTAATAATACTATTGTGCGTCAGTTTAAGTTCACCAATTGAATAGTTACAA